GAACGTTTTCGCCAGATTCGCCCCCGTCGTAAAAGCCGTCAGCGTCACATTCGATGTTCCCGCCGCCCGCGCCCAGGCGCTAATGCAATACTCGAAAGTTCCCGGAACGCTCAACACCTGCGCCACCGAAGCCGCCGCCTCTCCCGTATTCGTGATGCGCGTCGCGCGTGTCGTACCCAGCGGATCCGCAACCCCGGACGTCAACTGGATCAGAGGCCCGTTCGTCCAGGCGCCCGCACCCAAATTCTCGCTCTGCGCCAGCAGATTCCCCGTCGGATCCAGGAACGTGAACGTCTGCCACATTCCCGACGTCGCCTGATATAGCGCTTCGATCGCGTTCCACTCCGCGGCCGTCATACCCGTTGCGTGCAGTTCCCATGCCTTCGCCGCGCCATCCGGATCGCCAAAAATCCACACGCTTCCATCCGCCATTACGTTCATCGCCGTCCGCTGAACGGATGTCTTCTTCACCGGATACAACGCCGAAGCGCCCGTCACGAGTTGTGGAAAAACAAGCATCAGCTTCGGTTCTCCCGAATCACCAACTGCATCCTCCCGTCCTGCGGACCCGCAAACTCCACCTCCAGCCGGTCGTTCGCGAAACTACAGCTCGGATAGACCGTTCCATCGAATGGATCGGTGAACGAAAACATCCCCGCGCGGCCGCCCTGTTCTTCAAAAAACGACTCCACCGCCGCCAGCTCCGATTCATCGAGCCGTTCGTAATGGATCGTCCAACTCCTCAGCGGCGCTCCATACCCCGCAAACCGTTGCTCGCTCCCATCCAGGAAACGAATCACCTGCGTCGGCAAATTTCGCCGCCGATCCGCTGGATACTGCGCAACCACCCCGGTTTTTAATTGCGGAAACGAAGCCACGCTACACCGCCCGGACGACGTCGTTTAATGTCGTCGATGTCAGCATCGCCTGTCTCACCGCCTGCGCGATATCGTCGCTGTGATCCAGAAAGGATTGGCTGTCCAGAGCCTGAACCTGCACCGTGATCTGCGTCGATTGCGCCGGCACGGGATTCGGCAACCCTCCCGAGCCTTCATTCACCGCGAACACCCCCGCCTGGCTCGAACCGATCCCCAAAGTCGCGTTCACCGTCGCCGGAGCTATATAAGGAACCAGCGGCGCAGTCTCACTCGAGCCTCCGCCGCCAAACAAGCTCATCAAGCCCGAAATCAGCGGGCTCAGCCCCAATCCGAATCCCAGAACGCTCTCCAGCGTGCTTCCGACTGACTTCGCGTTCGACCCGCCCTGCCCTTTTTCGCTCGTATTCTGCGCAACCGCTTCCGTGTTCTGCTCCATCGTTTCGATCTGCGTCTGATTGATCGTTTGCAGTTGCTGCAATTGCTGCGTGATCGTCGTCAACTGATCCGACAACACGCTGCTCTGGGCCGAAGCCGCCCCGCCCAGCACTGCCGTCACCGCATTAAGTGGATTTGTGTTCGCCATTTGCTCCCCTCCGCCATTCTCTTTCGAGCATCAAAAACGCATCCGCTTGCCGTGCGTCCAACTCTTCCAATCGCCTGTCGCCCGCGAACTTCCAGGCGAAAAATCGTTCCAGCCACTCCAGGCTCTGCGGCGTAATCAGCGATTTCGGGCATTCCTCCGCCGATGCCCGCCCGCGCGCCCAAACCAGTTTCCGCGCGCCGCGCAGCTCCGCCGGCAGCCACCCGCAGCGCCTCCGGATCTCCAGACCCTGTCTCCGGCATTCGTCGCATCTCCACGCGGCCTGGCTTGAGCTTTGAAAATGGAATGCGACAATCAGTTTTTTCTTTCTTCTTCCGTCAACCCGCATTCCGCTTTGATGCGAGCCAGAATCTCCATCGCCAATTCCACAGGCCCGGCTTCGATCAACGCCTGCGGCGTTGCCGGAGTCCCATCGATCTCAAGCCCCTCCACTCCGATCAGTCCCCATTCGAGATACGCCCGCTCGATCTCCGCCGCCATCACCACGCCCTCGATCTTTTCTCGAACCTCGCTCCCCGCGTCGAGATACTCCGCCTTCCGCCCGATCTCGCGAATCCTCCGCGCCAACTCCATCCGTCTGCCGAACGATACCCGCGCAATCTCAAATCGAACCCCCGGCGCCGTTGCGGATTCGCACCAGATCGAACTCGCGTACTGGTTAGCCGAACGCGACATAAAGTTCGTCTCCCGGCGTGCCCTGCGCCCTGCTGTTCTGAAATTTCCATTGGAGGCGCGTCTCGCTGTCGTCGTATTGCGGAACCGCCGGCACCATCGCCGGCATGTACGCCCCGAACAACTGGTTCGTCTGCTGCCCCAACTGCAACATCACCGCGATCGGCGACCGCTGCCGCGCCGCCTGATACAGCGCCGCCGTCTGCGCGTCCGCCATCTCGAAAATTTCGAAGTTAAACGTAATCTTCCTCACCCCCGCCGCGATGCATTGCGCGTAATTACTGCCGAATTCCTTCACCCGTAAATCCACGTCGTTGTCCAGCGTCAATTCTCCCGCGGTCAGCGTGAAAAACTGGTTTGGCGGCGTGCCCATCCACACTTCCCCCAGGTGACCCGGAACAATCGTGTAATCGAATCCCGCCATCGCCGGCTCCGCCGGAAACGACGCCAGCCCTCCCTGTCCACTCACGAAGCTCGCGCTATCCAGCAGATCCCGCGACGGTCCCGCAAACGCAAACTCCTGATAATCCCCATTGATCTTGATCTCCATCCGATCCATGGCCGACCCTTCCACGATCCTCTGTACCGCGTTCGCCGGATCCCAGTAATCGAAAATGCTCACGCCGCTCAGCGATTCGCCCAACGGAAACGTGATCGTCGTCCCGAACATCGATCCCGCCACCGGCGGATTCGTGAAAGGCGCGTTCAGGAAAATCGTCTGCGCATCCTGAATCGCCGCGACGAATCTCATCTCGCCCGAAAAAGTCACCCCTTGCCCGGCCGCCAGCCCATGCGGCGCCGTAAATTGAATCTCCGTCTGATTCGTCACCGACGCGACCGTCCCGCCGTTATAAAAAACCGGCGTCCCTCCCATCGCGCCCTGAAACAGCGGACCCTGCGGCGGCTGCGCCGTCTGATTCGACCACTCCGTCATCAACGTGCTCAGTTGAAACGTCGTAATCTCGCGAATCGTGTTCGGCAGACCCACAAATGTGCGGCTCCCGGTTTTATCCTTCCGCCCCGTTGTCTCCGGAACCTGTTTCGCCGCCAGTTTTACCAGCGGAATCCGGTTCTGGCTCGTAATCGCCGGCACGGCGCCGTAATTTGCCTCCAGCGCCACATAAACCCGTTCATTATTCGAAGAAATATAACAAGACATTGATTCCAGTCCTCTGATTCCTGGCCGCTAGCTCGATAAATCCACTTCAAATGTCACCCGCGCCACCTGCATCAGATTCTTACCGCCCTGCTGCACCGGTTCGAATGCCACCTCGTATCCGCCGGCGTAAAACATCCCCTGTCCCCAGCTCCCCCGGTTCGAATCGAGCACCTGCGTCACCGCATCGACGTACAGCCGCGTCTGATCCTCCAACCCCTCCATCCGGTCCTGCGACACCCGAACCTCGGCCACCGTCTGTATCTTCCCGGAAAATTTCCGGAATTTTTCCGTCAACGAATTCCGCACCCGGTTCGAATACACATGGACCACCGGATATTTCACCGCCGCCGCCCGTTCCGCGATCGCCGCCGGCACGTTCTGGCTGATAATCTGCCCCGGCGGAATCGCCGCAAGCGCAATTCCCGAATCCGCCGCCAGCTTGGAAACCGCCGGCGCGATCCCGTTTTCCGAATCCGACAAAAATGTGGCAAATTGTTTCGCCGCGATGCTCGCCGTCTGCGCCATCCTATCCTCGCCTCAGTGTCGGACCGCCGATTACGTAAACGTCCGGCTTCTGGCCGTCTCCCGGCGCTCGTCCCGCGAATAGTCCCGTTGCCGGCATCACGAAGCTCTGCCCCGCCGGCACAGGTGACGCGGTTTGCAGCGCCAGGCTCGTCGAGCTCAACCCAACGTACACATTGAACCCCGTCGCCACCGCCGGCGGATTCACCCCCGCGACCACCAGCGTCATCCCCGCCCCGGTTTCAAACGTCGTCACCGGACTCGGCGCGCCCTCTTCCCCATTCGCCGCAACCCATGTAATCGCGATGTAGTAAATCGCCGTCGCCGCGCCTGCCGCCGCCGTCATGCTCAGCGCCGGCACCCCCGCTTCCGGAATCGGCGTATTCACCAGTCCAATCCCGAAGATCGCCGTCTGCGACCGCGCGTCCGCCGATAATTTCCGATACTCCTGCCACTTCGGCAAATATCGATCGTTAAGCTGGTTGTTGAACGCATCCCGATACACCATCGCCAGCGTGTGCAGCGCGTGCCACCGCTTCATTTGCGGCGAAACCACCACGTCCGCGACTCCGATCTGCCGCCGCACCATCGACTGCGGATCATAACCGCGCGTATGATCCAGCAAAATATCCAGCACGTCCTCGGAAATTTCCTCCGTCGCCAGCGAGAGCTTCACTCCAAGGTCGATCGCCTCCGTCGCCGCCACGTTCAGAATCGCTGATTCGTACGCCGTTAAATCCTCCGGCGTGTTCGGACTCCCATCTGTTAACAGAGCCATCTATCGCCTCTTCGTCCGCCAACCCGCGTCATGAGCCGCCTTCCACTTCCGCTCCGCTTCCGCGCGAAACTCCGCCGCCGCTTTCTCGCTTGCCAGCTCCGCTTTCTCTTCGAGGATCATTCGCGCCGCCACCGCCCGCGGAACTTCCGTGCGCACTCCCGCCCGTCCCCCATCAGGAGTCGCCAGACTCGTGATCACCACCGATTCCTCGCGAATGTCCGCCTCAATTTGTCGAAGTTTTTGATAATAAGCCCGCAAATCCATCCTGACTCCTGACTGTCTTCGCCTCGCCCGGCAAAAAAATGGGGCAGGCCTCGCCACAGCGGATCTCAACCGCCTGCCGCGCCTGCCCCCGCTCCGAACCTAGCTCAACACCTGCACCGCGAAATTATTCCGCAGCGCGCCCACTCCGTACAGCACGTCCACCGTGAACTGCTGCGCCAGCGTGTTCGGCTGATAGCTCATGGTCACGCGCATGCCGAAATTGCCCAGCTCCGCGTACTCCGCGATCGCTCCCGTTCCCGGCAGCGGTTGCGGCAGCTTGCGCACCACCAGTCCGATCGCGTCTCGCGCGAACGCCAGATTGTGCGTCGTGATCGGCGAGCTCCCCGTCGTCGGCACAAACTGCGAGCGGAAAATGTAAAAATCCTTCATCTTCCCCACCGATCCGTCGATCATCGCCCGCAGCCCCGCCTCGCCCACGGTATTAAACTCGCTGAACCGCGGGATCTGCCGCAGCTCCGAGTACGTGCTCGGGCTCACCACCAGATACTTCGCCGAACTCGACGGAACCTTCGCCGAAAATAACGCCGTCTCCGCCGCGTCCACCACCGATTCCGTGATCGCCGTGCCCCCCGTGCCTACCGCCGTATTCGCCGTGAACATCGGATACAGGCTCAGAATGTCGCTCTCGATGCTCTCCGCGATCGCCACCACCGCCGGCTGCATGTACAGCTTCAGCAGGTCCGGAACCGCCAGCACCTTCGCTACGTCCGGAATCTGGAACGACGCCTCGACGTGATTCGTCAGCACGATCTGCGCGTTTCCCGGAGGCGGATTCTGCAACTGCACCGCCGCCCCGTCCACAATGTTGTTCGCCACCAGCGTCGGCGGAATCGGCACATTCACCGTGTCCCCGGCCCGCGCCAGCGTCGCCTCGTAGTCGCGATTTACCAGGTTCCCCATCACCAGGTTCCCCATCAACGCCGGTAACGCATCCGCCGCCACCAGCTTGACAATCGCTGTCGCGACATTTGTCGAAGTAATTGCTCCCATGTTTTCTCCTCTTTCTCCTTATTCCTGATCGAGAGAGCGTCATGCGCCGCGCAGCGTCTGCGCCGCCACGCGAGCCACTTCCTGCCTCACCCTATCCAGTTCCTCCGCGCTCATTCCCGGCCGGATTCTCGATAAATCCACGCCATTCGCCTCCGGACCTTTCTGAGCCGCCCTTGCTCCCGAACCTCCCGCCAGCCGCGCCGGCAGCAGCTCCGGATTCTCATCCACGAATTGCGCCAGGTAATCCCGCAACTCGCTTCCGCCCTGCGCCATCAATCGCCCGTCTTCGCCGCGGTATACGTCATCCTTCACCGCCCGATACGCCAGGTCGATCTTCGTCACCCCCAGCCTCTGTAATTCCGCTCGAATCGCCGCGCTCCGCTCCGCCGCCTCCGCCGCCTCTCGCGCCCGCTGATTCTCCGCGATCAGCTCATTCACCTTCTTTTCGAGCGTCTCCCGTTCCGCAAATCCCATCTCCTGCATCACCGCCCGCACCACCTCCCGAATTTCCTGGCCACCGGCCACGGGCGACAGGCCCCTGTTTTCCTCACCACCCATGCTCAATCTCCTCCACAATCCGATCCTTCACCTCCTGCCGCGCGTCGCTGACTAATTTCATCGCCAATTTCTTGAAAATCTCTTTTTTTAACGTCGGCGATTCCACCCCTAGCGCCAATACCTGCTGCGCCTGCAATAATTCCGTCGAAAAATCCGCAATATCGAAGTCGTCCAGCCCCGCCACGCCGATCTCGATCCCGTCTTCGCGCGCCGCCGCGATCGCCTTCAGCACCCGCCGGATTTGCTCCTTCACCGCGTCCCCGTACGCCCGCAGCACCTCCTGCGTAATCGAAAAATCAAGCTGCTTGCTGATCCCGGATTGCACCGCCGCCTTGTCCAGCGACCCTCCCGCTTGCGGCAGATAGCAAACCCGATAGATCTCCTCCTGCAAGCTCGTCAGATTCTCCGCCGCGATCTGATAAACCTTGCCCTCCGGCTCCGTCCAGCCAAACTTGTCTCCCGGAGCAAGCTGGATGTAGTAACTCTCGCCCACCATCTGGCTCCACTCGCGCTCCGAATACACCACCGGCATCGCGAAAAGCCCCATCGTCAGCGCCCAGCC